TTATTCCACTAAACATAATTCCCGCTCTACCTCGCGACGATTCTTTAACCCTTTCCACGACTGACCATCAGCATATATCCAGCGGCGTAACTCATCGCAAGCGCCTTTGATGTCGCCAGTATTGAGCTTTTTAAGCAACGTAGATTGGATAAAAGCATGCTGCCCGACGTTATAGGTGAACGAGTACAGAGCCGCTTTCTGGTATTGGCTTAGTGGGATTTTCACAGCTGCATCAACAATGCGTTGTACCGGCGTCAGATCTTGTTGCAATAAAGCATCGCATTCCGCATCAGAATATTTTTTACTGGGGATGATATCTTTACCGGTGTGGCCATCGCATACAGTGAGGACATTGACGACATCGTAGTAAGCCACATACTTGCGGCCCTCTAATCCATCTTCACCACCTAGTAATACACCAGCAATAGCCAGTGCTCCGAAAGCAGAAACACCCATTAACTTACTGCGAAGAGTTGGAGACATTTTATTTCTTCCGTAATTGAAATTCTTTTCGCTTATAGTGCCAATTCACAATAAAGGTTCCCGTCGTGCAGACAATACCGACTACCATGGCCCATTCGTTTAGAGATAAGGCACCAATCGTTGTTGTTAACCCGCCGAACCACAAGGATATCGCGCTGGAATATTTATCCATCTTCATTGTCTCCCCCTGCCAGTTGGCCTGGGCATATATTTGCTGCTTTTGGAAAATAGCTCGCCGCCGTGCCCCATCCAGACGCAGAGATTATTTGAGGATAATTGATGCTGGCGATGAACTATAAAAAACCACACAAATAGCGAGGCCTAATAATTTAAATTATTATGTAAAAATACCGTCTCTTTCGGTGATAATAAGCCAACAACATAGACAAAAGGAAAATTGCTCGATGAATACCGGTTTTATTCTGCTCTGTATTTATGTAGTTGGCGTTATTATTTCTACTTTCATTATTTTCCCGCTGACACGTGACCAGAGCTTAGTAGTAAGGTGCTTATCATCACTTTTAATTGGTATAACCTGGCCCTTAAGCCTGCCCGTTGCCCTGCTGCTCTCAATGTTCTAATTAATACGCGTTAGGAGCTGAGCCCAAAAGTATCGGGCCTCATCAATGCTTGGGGTAAAATGAAAAAACCCCGCCTGAGCGAGGTTTATTTGACTGTGTGAGTGCAACTGCACAACCAACTGTTATCAGACTAATGCACTTTTTGCGGCCGCACCAACACTTTTATCATAAAAAATTAATTTTGTATTTCAGCGTCCATCTCAAGGCGAATATCCATCATGGCAAGACAACCATCAACAAAGCCCTCAGCCATTTGTAGATTTATTCTTATTGCTCTTTCGTCTTTCTTTTGTTGCCTTGCAATAGCACGTTTAGATTGATTATAGACATAATGCCGAATGACCAATTCCCACTCGTCATACCGATGACGTTTTAAACGAGAAACACATCCATCAACGGCTAATCCATCATCATCACAACATGAAGGTCGTGATGAGGTGGTGTATGGGAGTAAACCTTTAAACCCTGCGGCAATAGAGGAATAGTCAATACCTGAATTATCTTTAGCCCATACACCCCAGCGCTCAAGAACAAGTTGAATATTACGCCTTGGTTTTTTCTGCCCTGAAGGCAAGTTTTTCGATATTCGCATCATAACTCTTCTTCCTTCCGTGAAATATACTGTGTGTGCATAACGCCCCGTCCTAATTAGGGTCGATGGTGGCGCTATTAATTAAATGGGGGGAGTTTATGGAAAATATGGCATTTCCAGGCCCCTGCCCATTTGGAGGTTTAATTGCACAGCGCGGCAATACATCACAGTATTTGAGGCAAGTTATAGGGGCTGCTTGCTTATCTGCCCACAAGCCGCTATGACGAATATATTTTGTTAAATAGTTGACGTAGCTGCATCTCAACTTGATTTTATAATGCAGATACTCCCTGACTTCGAGCATGGCCGGTGTCAGTATGTTATTGTCAGATTTGATAAATGATAGTTGTGTCATCTTGCCCCCTTGAGTGATGACACAACAACTGCTTAGGTTGTCAGTTGTTCAGGCCGACAGAGCTATTATTCCGTTAAACATCGGGCATTGAAATTGTATACCCGGCTATTTCTGCCAATTCGATTAATACCGGTAAGGTCGCGACAAACTGATTATCTCTTAAGTGTTCCACACTCACTATCTCACCATGTTCGCAACGGAGTAAAACTGTACCATCCGAAGGCAGAAGCTTAATCAAGTTTTCTATAGGAATCATTAGGTAACATCCTTATATTATTAACCCCCTACAGGGGACCCGATTAAACTCGATTTCCCTTCTAACTAAATTAATTAAAGCCACATATTAGAAATAGCTGACATAACCCCATGAAAGAGGAAATATCAGCTGCTCTCATTTTATTAAGTGTCTTTTTCCCAAGGGCATAGCTCGGTTAACGCGGTTTCCAGCGTGGAGATATCGTCAGAGCTGAGCAATGGGATCAGCTTTTCAATTTCATCATCTGGTCGTTTATAAATCCGTAGATTTACGATCCTCGTAATGACATCTTCAGAGAAACGGTATTTTATGACCCGAGCCGGGTTGCCACCGACGACGGCATACGCAGGAATATCTTTTGTGACAATACTCCCCGCAGCAATAACAGCGCCCTCTCCGACCGTAATACCAGGCATAACCATACAGCGCATTCCAAGCCAGCACCCATCATTCAGTACGGTATTCCCTCTGGGCTGATAAGATTTTTTCACCATACTCATAAAGGGATAAAGGCTAATAAAATCAATGGAGTGATTATGATTCCCACCCATTAATATTACAGCTTCCGCACCAATACAGACATAATCACCAATAATAAGTTGGTCAATATGCCCAAGCGGCTCCCATTGCTGGCTGACGTTGTCGCCGTGGAGATAACGAACAACCGAATGTTCAAACCCATCATCCCAACAGTCACTGTAGTAACTATGTTGGCCTCTGATCAAAATATTCGGGTTCTTGACGGAAAGATGCAGATACTCGACTTGTGACCAGTGTTTATTTTTCATGACTTTTTCCTTTTCGATAAAAGAAAGCCACGGAACGTGTTGATTTCGTGGCAGTGATTATACGTTCAGATAACCACTGCTTTTAGCTATTCGAGGATGGAACATCAGCGGACAACGGAAATAATTTATATTCATAAAAACCACCTTTGGGCTTATTTTAAGTAGATTTTCTCATATGTTCAATTGTGATTTTTTATAACTAACCTTTTAGCACTAGAGTTGCCTACCGCTACGTAATGGGTATTTTTGATCCCAGCCCAGTTTGGGCTGAAGATGGGCATTTTTGTCTGGGTAGCCTCAACCTCCACGTTAAACAGCAACCAGATTAAATCATAGGGTTATATCAAAATACAACTAAAGAGTTATTTATATAATTAAACCTTTGGTTTATAATCTTGATATGAAAGAAGAAAAAAGCTCACTGGAACCGCCTATTGCGGCTCGACTTTATCACTTAATGAATAAAACCGGCGTGAATAAGTCGGGGCTTGCTCGTATCTGTGGAATAACTCCTCAAGCAGCTGGCCGCTGGTTCACGAAAGGAAAGATAAGCAAAGATTCGGCATTAAAATTATCTGAAGCCTTTGGTGTTTCCCTTTCCTGGTTGCTAAGTGATGGAACAGATAACCCAGAGCTCCCCACCGTCTCAGAAGTCGTTTTAAGTGAAAGACAAAGGGAATTGCTGAATTTGTTTGACCGACTACCTGAAAGTGATAAAGACAATTATATTGAAGCACTTAGGACCAAAGTTGAGAACTACGACAGGCTATTCAATGAGCTATTGAAATCCAGAAATATCAAAGAATTATCCTTAAAGTAGAAACTTTAGACAAAATAAATCACCAATGAAACCAGCTCTTGCTGGTTTTTTCGTCTAAATTTCAAAATATTAACCCTGTGATTGATAATGAAGTAAAACTAATGATTGATATCAATATAACCCTATGATTTAATCCACTCATCAACGGCACAGCAGCCGCTTAGGTGAGCAAGTTCTGACAATCTGAAAGCAGATAAATCGTGAGTGAAGCATAATTTTTGGAATAAGAATGGAATATAAAAAGATAGACTAAATAACAACTCCATCAATATAATCAACTCACTCATACACCAATTTATATAAGGAGGATTGCCATGTTGACCCGTGAAATGTTTTTAGTTTCGCTCGTCCTTAGCGATCGTCATTGCTCAAGTATTACTGGTATCGTGCTGCGATAACCTGCTTGAGCGAAGCTAACTAAACAATCTGAGAACTTCCCTCCGGCTTACCGGTTATCGTCAGTAATTTTTGACGATAGGCATTTTTATGCCTGAAATCTGGATAAGCATCATGAGTACATTACTTTCTGCACAATCTGTCAGCTACGACAACACCTTCGGTCCGTTACTGGCTGAGATTTCTTTTAGCCTGAAAAAAGGCGACCGCATCGGCCTGATTGGGCATAACGGCTGTGGCAAAAGTACCCTTCTGAATATCCTCAGCGGTGCACTATCTATGACCTCTGGCACCATCACAACAGCAAATCAATGCTTGATGGCCACGGTAGAACAACATCTGCCCTGCGCATTAAACGAAGCTACGTTGATAGATGCGGTGCTCAATCATCTGCCGGGCAGCCTGCACCAACCGGAACGCTGGCAAGCCGAAGTCCTACTCGCCACACTGGGTTTTGAGGAAAACGTATGGTCACTGACTGCCGCAACTCTGAGCGGCGGGCAACATACGCGCCTGCTGCTAGCGCGAGCTTTGATCCGCCAGCCGGATTTACTGCTACTGGATGAGCCCAGTAACCACCTGGATTTACCAACTCTGCTATGGCTTGAACAGTTTCTACAAAATTGGGGAGGCAGCTTTGTACTGGTATCGCACGACCGCAGCCTGCTCGACCGCGTGACCAACTGCACCTGGATCTTGCGCGATAAAAACCTGCAATTTATTCGTCTACCCTGCTCACAAGCCAGGCTGGCGTTAGAAGAAAAGGATAGCGCCGATGCTCATCGCCATCATGCAGAACAAAAGGAGATCGACCGAGTAGCGAAAAGTGCCAAACGGTTGGCTATCTGGGGCAGCGTGTATGACAACGAAAAGCTGGCTCGTAAAGCCAAGCAGATGGAGAAACAAGTTGATCGAATGAAGGAAGATCAAACTCTATTAACGGCCGGCAATCAATGGCAATTGCGGCTCAATGGTGAAGCATTGCCTGCTGATCGTGTGCTGGCACTATCTGATTTGCAGGTGCGTCCTGCGCCGGATGCACCTGTTTTATTCGAACTGGATGAAGTTAGAGTAAAAAGTGGCGATCGCATCGCGCTAGTTGGCCGCAATGGCTGCGGTAAGTCATCGTTATTACATAGCTTATGGCAGGAATTTAACCAGCCAGAAACCTCCGATGCGGGTATAGTTTTTCATCCAAAAGTCCGTATGGGATATTACGATCAAAGCCTACATCAATTACACGATGACGATTCAATCAGCGACGCGCTGACGTCTTTTGCATCATTGACGGAAGACCAGCGAAAAATGGCGCTGATTGGTGCGGGCTTCCCTTACCTGCGGCATCAACAAAAGGTAAGTACCCTAAGCGGTGGTGAACGTTCACGGCTGCTGTTTATCGGCTTAACACTGGCAAACTATTCGTTGCTGCTACTGGATGAGCCGACCAACCACCTCGATATAGAAGGTAAAGAGGAACTGGCGGAAACACTAAAAACGTTCAAAGGTGCAGTATTATTGGTGTCACATGACCGCATGCTAATTGAGCAAAGTTGTAATCGCTTCTGGTTGATCCACCAACAACGGCTCGAAGAGTGGCACGACCTGGCTCCGGTTTACAACATTCTGGCCGATAAACCAGTAATAGCGCCGAGTTCAAGTTCAGCCATTGCTACAGCTGCTATTACCACCCTCATGAAAAGTGAGGAAGATTATTTGCTGACAGCCTTGCTGGATCTGGAGGCCAAACTGGCCGAGGATTTGGCGCGGAAACCTAAACACCAAAAAATCACATTACAACGTGAATGGCAGCAACAAATCGACGAGCTTAATAGTCTGCTAGGTTTAAGAGAGTGAGGACTAACGGATTCAAAAGTTTTTAACTCAAAGATCCGCTGGGTGTATGACCAATAAGCCCCATCAGTTTCTGATGGGGCTTATTCCATGCTTTCAGGTTGCTGGCTCCCACAAAAATCAGTACCAGTAAACATAAATCGCCAACTAGACAGTATAACTCTCGCCATAATTTCAAACTATTTTCAGAGCCTCGCTCGCTATAATCCTAGGGTATTACCTGTGACAACATTCACCGTTATCTATCTGGATTCCCATAGAAATGAGTGGGTAAAAATTTCGCCGGTTGAACCTGGCTAAAATAATCAATGTAGAAACCATGGCCGGACATCGATTATTTATTTTTTTATCAGAGATAAGAAAAATATTTACTCCACGAAAAGGCTAAATACAGAGCTTTCTTGTAGAAAATCTATTGAGCAATAGATACACAGTGGCACTGCTTTAGTTAACACCATAAGGAAATGGATATGAGTTTTAGCTTGCCTGGCAATGATTTGTATTACCTGCCACGTGATAATCTTCCCCCCGAAGAGTATGAGCGCATAATAAGCGCGTACGCCGCATGGTCACGTATCTGCCGTGAATATCAATTGGATGACCGCAATAATAATGGTCATTACATTATTAATATGCGTGAAAACAGGGCAGCCTCGCATTCGAGGCCATCTCGTGAGGCTAGGGAAAAAGACAAACTGGGAAAAATGGTATTTTCCGGCGATGTTGTCATGCTTAGCGACATTCATGGCCCTGCCAAGCTATTTTACATTGATGAAAACGGTAAGCTGATTTGCACAGATCCACTTAGTTTTCATTTTGATGGTGCGAAAAAGATTATCGCTGAATTTAATAGCTCGGTGAGTAGAAAAGATTATAGTCACTCTGAAGGAAAACCACGACCAACACAGGTTCAGCGTTTGGTACGTGCTTCTGTACCTGATTTGCCAGCACAGCAAGCCTTCCGTACTATTAACACCAAGGCTGCCGGAGGCGTTTACAGCGGAAATGTTGAAGGTTATACGAAAACAGCCCAAGATTTAGGCGGTTAAGCAAACTAAAGCAAAAGTGTTAGCTGACGGTACTAAAGAAACGTTCCCAAATGGAAATATGGCGGATGCTCATGCCGAAATAGGTGCTCTTCAGCAAACACATGAAGCTAGGGTCTCGAAGGGAGCCGATATAAACATGGTTGTGCGCGATAAAGATGTCTGTGGTTACTGTAGAGGCGATATTGCTGCAGCCGCAAATGCCGCTGAAGTAAACTCGCTCACTATACATGCTGTCGATAAATATGGTGACCCAGTAAAATACACATGGGAAACAGGAATGAAATCTATCAAGGTGGCTAAATGAATAAAGATATGGTGTTAGGCGGTTATTTCTTTAGCCCTTCTGGTGATAGGGAACAGTTAAAACCTTTAAAGAACCCTTCTGAGGATGACTTACTCCAAGTCCTTGAACTTTTCCGTGATAACGTTGGTGTGTTGGGTATGAAAAATAACGCTTGTGACGATATCGGTCCTGAAGAGTTATCTTTATACACTGAATCTGGACGCTATATGTTGTTGCTAGGTGAAAATGATTGTGATGGTGAATATAACGTCAGGACGTTGCACAACCTAAACTCACCAGGTGGCTTGCAGCTTATGCACGGTGAACCTTATGGAGCATCAACTATAGTTGATGATTTTGATCCGGTTATCACTGCTTTTCGAGAGTATCTAGCTACTGATAATGTATCGACAGACCTCCTTTATTAATATTGCTTAAGTCATCAAAATGGCGATCCAACCCAGCGCCATTGCTGGGTTTTTGTGCTTGATCCCGACATCGTAATTACTCCAATAGCGCGTCAAAACTCATGCTTTATTAACGCGTCAAGGATATCCGAATTGGTAGTTTTGAGATTTATTAACGCCAATAAATTGGATGAAAACATCATGCTGCAGATGATTATATTTTTTGAGATAACTTAGATAATTAATTGACAAGCCATATAACCTTATATTTAACAAAGTATTATTTATTCAAATTATGGGGATATAACAACATTCATAAGAAAACCGCATTATTAGACAAGAGATAAAAAACATTGATACCCTCATGAAATATCCGTTGACCAATCAGTTCTGTCTTTAGAGCTACCATGGTTTTTATAACACCGAAACTTTCCCCTACGGCGTGGAGTTCTGTATTCATTCCATCTTCGGGGAAATTATTAATTAAGATATCCTCGCCACTTTTATTTTTAAATCTCTCGCTCATAAAATATTCATATCAATAGCACTCCCTTCGGCATGTCTTCTTTTTAATGATGGAGCTACGTTAAGCCCTGTCATACCGTACACTTTTACCATATTCTGTGTAGCTTTAATGCTTTTCGCAGTGTCCATACTGCCATCGATCTTTTAATGCGCCCATTAGATGCAAACACCCGTTTTAACCCGTACATGTTCAGGCTTGGCAAGGTTTTTTGATATTTTACAAGACCAATGCATCAAATAAACCCTCTCTGGGGGGATTAATGTTGCAAATATAATTACTGCCGCGCAAATCTTATTAATTTAGATATAAAATTATCAATGCTTATTTTAAATGACGGACTTAATAATGAATTCCCTTTAGAAGTATTATTATCTATATACCAATGATAATACTCAAAGTCATTGAACCATCTATTTTAACATTCTCTGTAATGGGGCCTTTCATATCAGCAACACTGCCAAGTCTCGGCATGACTTCAATATCAGCACTGAATACTTTTCCTGGTGCTTTTGTTGCATTAGCATGGACCCAGCTCAGCCCATTCAGTGGCCCAATGCTTAATGATAAAATAGCCGCAGCGGCTTCTTCCTGTTTACGGAAATATTTTGCAGTACCATCAACCTTTGCATTTGAAAAATAAACGCCGTAATCACCTATTTTTCCGGCGCCATTAACAAAACCTAATCCATAGCGACCTCCGGACGTGCTACTGCCAGCACGGTTATCGCTACCGGTCACGCTAACGTAGGTTTCAGCATCACAAATTACTGACCAGTTTTTGGTTATTGAAGGCAATACGGTGAGTGCCGAAGGTTTAACAGTATGCCCTGCAATTTCACCGACGTTATAGACTCCGCCGTCTGGAGCCATGACAATACAACCAGGGGGGCTCACCTGACCTTTGACTGTTAATTCTGCTGTTGGTGCTTTTGCGTTTGCTGCATTGAAGCCAAAAATCAAATAAGACAGTGCTGTAAGTGCTATCAGTTGCTTTTTCATGTTTATAGTCTGAGGTTATTCTAATTACATTAGAAAATGTCAACATAATTGAGGTTATCAAAGTAACAATTTTATCAAAGTTTGATATTGATCAATATTTTGCCTTGTTGAGGTGATTAAACAGTAAACAAAAAGGGGCGTATATCAGAATGGAAGCTGACTTATTGTAAGATATTTCTTATGCGAGATAATTTATTGTTATTTTTACAACAATAAATACGGCTCTGTTGCATTAATCCGTCGTCAGGCAATATGTTATTTTTTACGATGTTTTCTGCATATACCACTGAAAATACAGCACTGTTCATTGATATGGTCGCGCAATGTATTTGGCTTGAACCTACACAATTTGGAGGAGATGATGACAGAGTACGGTATTATCATTGACCATTCCCCGCTTTACCATTGAGTCACGGAGTGCCTCTGCGTCCATAGCCATTTACGTTCAAAATATAGATTGACTCTTTTCACTGTCTGGCGCACCAGTTAGCTTTTCATGGCCATCAACCTGTCGATATGTTCACATTTCTGGCGGTAATACATAGATAAAGAACGTTGCATTAGATTAGTTAGGCGTCATTTTGCAAACGATGAAGCCGCTAAGTACTTCTTTCAAAATTTCATGAGATCAGAAATTTAGCCGGACGATTGTATGAAAAGGAAAAAGGTAAGAAATTTGCGATGAAACTACTGGGGCATAAATCGGAGAAGATGACGAACAAGTATCTTGATACGAGAGGGAAAGAATACGTGATGCTATAAAAGACCGAATATCAGATTTCGATAAAATTTCAATAAATTTCGATAAACAACAAAATTCACCTTTAAAATCAATGAGTTAAAAAGATACCGAATACTATCCTACAACATTTTTATCTTTATAAAATAGTGAGTTAAAAACGTTACGGGAAATTTTAGCGGCAAAGTGGCGATGTTTTACATAAAAATAAAAACACTACTATAAAGACCTTTAATCTATCATTGTTACTCTGGACACATTTTTTTTCTTACGACAATTATAGGATGTCGTACATATAACTGATTATGAGGCTGGGATAGTGTTTATATTTTGTGGCGAAATATCATTCAAATGTAAGTCATGCGAATACAATTCCTCCGTGGACATTGCGGACTTCACTGTCAATTGTGTAGGTAGCTCGGAAAGAAGCATGGGAGCTGAAAATTTACATGAAATATTGTATGATTTTAATTGTCCCAAATGTGGTAAATCGATTTCTTTAGAATTCGAAGCTTCAGAATATCCCATTGAAACAATAAGTTTTATCATAAATCGTTCTTCTGGTGCTGATACGGAAGGAAATCCTTATATAGAGTATCTCGCTGAAATATATAGAGCAGAAGATATAATAGAATTATATCGAACCATCCCTGAATTAATAAATTCATTGAAAGTAGCACCTGACTTAATAAGAGATATTCCCCCTAGAGAATTTGAAGAGGTTGTTGCAGAAATATTCAAGAAAAATGGTTTTATCGTCGAACTAACAAAAAGAACCCGAGATGGAGGGAAAGATATTATTGCTGTGAAAAAAGACAGTCTTGGGATACCATCAAAATACTTTATTGAATGTAAAAGGTATGCTAAAGAAAATAAGATATCTGTTGATATAGTAAGAAGTTTATATGGCGTAAAAAACACAAAGAATGGCCCAAACAAAGCTATATTAGTAACAACATCTAGTTTCACCCCAGATGCAAGAAAATTTGTTGAAAATGAAGCAACCAGCGAATGGGATATGACATTAATAGACTATTATAAACTTTTAGAATGGATAAACGAATACTAACCAATCAATAGTAATTTTTATGGAACAACTAGAGTTTATCGCTATATTCCACACCCGAGCTACTATTTTAAAAATCGGGTGTTTACATTATCTAAATAAATTTCAATATATCTTTATTAAGTATCGGGAATCTCGCCAGTCTCAATAATAGTTATAAACTACCCTTCATCCTCGCAGCCGTCACTTTGGTTGGTCCGGCATTGTAGCCACAACATAGAGCATAAAGGTTCTGGGTTACCGAACTCCTGACATCCATTTTATTTTCTATCGCTTGAGCTATCAGCCAATCTTTATCTGCTTTTTTAAAGCCAGTAAAACAAACCTCAAAAGCAACTTTCTTAGGCTTTGACTTACTAAAAATATAATCATCATAGTTCCCGTCATTTAATGTTTCGAGCTTAATTAACGCACCATCCAAAGAGTCACAATTTTCAATGATTCGATCTTTTCGGAAGGTCTCAGCGAATTGCCTTTTAAACAAATACATTGAATGTGCCCTTCTGATTCGCTTACTTCCGATAACTAATAAGTACTAACAACTTTTTTGCGTTTACATAGACAGAATTTCGGATAATCATAAATAACCTTATAAATAATTAGTCATTTTTACTATTACTATACCCCGCGCCTTAACTTCATCAACTAGGCAATCGAATTCTTCATTACTATTCGCAACCCGGATACGGTTTCCCGGACGACGTGAAACTGTATAAATATCTAAAATACCGTCTATATCTAAGAGCCAATTACCGTTAGATATTTCAGTAGAATTGATGTTTACCAGCCACGAATTCTTACCAGCGTAAACTACGCATAGTTTATGTTCGTCCATATTTTCTGGAATAAAACATTTATCAAGGACACATTTCTCATAGCCCTCAAGTCTTCCAGCGACTAGCCGTTTTTTATCAATTATTACGGTGTTATTAGCCAACAGATTATTTTCGGCAACTGAATTATCAACGAACACACTCCTCTTCCCTGTAGCCAGCCATTCAAGCGAGACGCCGGTATCAAGGGCACAGGTTACGACTACATCACCGGGGAAAAAATCTCGGCGAATCCAAGTGCTGATTGTTCCCGTCGGTATACCAAGTAAATCCCCAAGCTCTTTTTGGGTGCTGAAACCGTAAGCATCGAGTATTCGACGTAATAGCGCTTTTCCGCCAGATTGAAGAACCTGCTCATAAAGTCCCTTTCCCTTTAGGGAGATATTGCATTTGTCATTTTTTAAATTCGAATTTTCGAATTTTCCACTCAATAACCAGGGCAGTTCTGCACCAGTATCAAGGGCGCACTTTATGATCGAGCTGCTAGAGACAGCATCACGCTTTACCCAGCCACTGATAGTATTCGCTGGGATACCTAGGCATTCAGCTAACTCTTTCTGCGAACTCACACGATATGACGAGATGAGTCTTTCAACTATCTGTGAAGCATGACTTTTCGTTAAGTCCATAAAGCACCAGTTAAACCTAAAAATAGATTTACAACATCCAATTTTGGATCTACAGTAACCGCACTACCACATGCAATCCCATAGAACACAATGACCTGTAGGAGATATTGCGTTATGTCTCAAGATATTGCAACGCTAAGACAGCCTTTTGAGGCTGGGATCACCCCAGATTTACTATTGGCATTAGTCCAATACCTTACCCCAACATTAAATAGTCTGGTTTCCAATGCGATCGATACGGCGTTGGCTGCCAATATGTCACCCACTATGTCGAAGAAAGAGTTCGCTCGAATCAATGGAATCAGTGAGTCATTATTAGAGAAGTGGATAGCCAAAGGCGTTGTTCTGCTGGCTCCCACGCCGACTACCACCGTTAAGCGTAGCTATATCTGTAAAAAGACTGGCCGCAATGTGAGTAATGTGATGGAGCGGCATGGTAATGCGCTGATCAATCTTGACGCGTGGCGTGAGAAGAATCGTCAACATGCGCTTAAATGCCGGTATATAAAACCATAATTCGATTATTCGAATTTTAAAGGGAATTAGCAATGTTTGAGAAAGAAAAGGAAAAACAACTTCATTGGGATTCTGCCTTGCGGCGCTTTGCAGGAGTGACCGATATTCAGAAGCTGGCTGAATCTGTTGCTATAAATCCACAAACGCTGCGCAATAAGCTGAACCCTGCGCAACCTCACGAGCTAACAGTGAGTGAAATGCTCCGCATTACACATGTAACCGGCGATTGCACCTTGTTAGATGGCTTGCTTGCTCAGTTAGGCCGCCTGCCCTCAATGAAATTCGCTGATAAAGCTGACTGTTGTGATTTGCCAGAGTGCATTTTACAAATTACAGCGGCAACAGGTGTGCTGGCGAACGAAACCGTGCAACTGATGGCTGACAATCGCCTGTCTAAGCGGCAGAAAGATACGATGGTGTCTCAGGCGAATAAGGCGGTGCGTAATCTGGCGATGTTTGCTTATTCTATTGAAGAACGTTTCCACTGCATTTCGCAATTGTCTCCAGTATTTAAAAATATGCCAATAACAATCTCTAGATCCAATATGTTACCCATCTAGTATCATAAGGAGCCAAAGCATGAGCTACCACTGTGCCTTTACTTCCGAAAATGTTCGTTTGATGCCTAACAATTTACGTGCGCTAATTGCTAAACATTTTGCGGGTTCCCGTTGGACGGATACCTGTAATTTCTATAATAAAATGCCGGAGCGTTATCGTGGGACGATTTGCTTTCATGCCACATTAAAAAAACGTCATGCTATGTTTAAATTTGAAGAGTTGCAGGAATTCGAGAGAGAGTTAGTTGTTAGCGCGATAGATGAATTAGGTCGTTATTTTATTATATCCCAGCGGCGGCCACTGGATTCTATTGCATTGATTTATCGCCTACCACTGAGTGTCCGCAAGACATTATTTCTCCATGCTGGTTTGAGTGCCGTCGAACTGAGTTTGCCGTTATGGCATATCAAGCGGAGTTCATGTCATTGGCGAAGTGCATTATTAATCGCCTTGGATGAGATGCTAAATATTTTTGATGATTTGCCGGTCATTATTACTTCAGCCAAGCCGGAGAGTTATATTCAATAATTACCCATTCTCACTTTAAATAAAAGGCGCGTCGCGTCGGGATTTCTATCGCCTTAAAACAGGGAAGGAGTATCACTTATGGCGGATTCGATGGATATTATTCAAGAACACCAGCTCGCCACACTTGAACGGCAAATTGCCGCAGCACGTATAACGCTGACCGGGGTAGCCGCTTTCTTTTGTGAAGATTGTGCCCAGCCCATTCCAGAGGCCCGCCGCGCAGCATTGCCGGGAATACAGTTTTGTGTTGCTTGTCAGCAAATTCGTGAGCAACTTAATCAGCATTATCGGCGCTAATTTTGACTCAGGCTCAACGTGGTCGTGTAGCACCCTCCCCACCGTTGCCTTATCCGGGCAGCAGTACGGTTGTTGTTGATTGGGCGCATAGCTGGAACACTCCGCGCCCTGCATTGCCTTGTCCTGAAAAACCGCTTACCCATGAATATCTACTTCAGGGGCAAGCGGTTTTAGCCAATATCAATAAACTCCCTCAGTTCTTGCGTACTTCGTTTATTGCTCGCTATGAGTTTCTGTTAGCCAATAAGGGGTTAAACGCTGCCAACAAATGGTTGGTGTTTGTTTTTAATCAGCGGATTTGGCCGCGCATTAAGGCGGTTAATAATAAGAATCGGATGAACATGAGTGAGCTACGGTGGTTTTCGATAGAGCCAGAAGATTATGACAAGCTGCCTGGATTGCATAATAAAGCGCTGCGCCGTTTGGCTCAGTTAATCGCCAGTGAGTTAATGCAGCTGCATGACAATTACTGTGCCGAGCGTATTGCAGAGAATAAGGGTAATAGTGCAATTTTATTGCACGCTTCCACTCAAGCGCGGATATTCGGTGATCTTGCCAGAATGGCGCGCGCCCTGAATGTTACCCCCATGCACTGGGTTAAATATCAGAAAGGTTTGTTGGATATTCGCTCCGCTATCGCTAGTTTGTCACGTTTGGTTAATCCCGAATGGTGGGAACGGCGGTTGAAAGCACAAAGAACACGCTGGCGGGAAGCGTTATTGATTGCCGTTGGTCAGGTCAGCCGCGATGCTTCGGCGTCTTCATATGCCAGTAAACAGGCTATTCGTGATTTGCTGGCGCGCCGTCAGGCGAATCTGGAATATCTCAAGCGCTGTCAGTTAGAAAATATTAAAACAGGGGAACGAGTTGATCTGATAGATAAGGTTATGGCGAGTATTTCTAATCCGGAGATCCGGCGCATGGAGTTGATGAGTACTATTGCCGGTACCGAGAAATATGCCGCAATACAGCAGCACGTCGGTATGTTTCTGACCATCACTACTCCATCGAAATATCATGCGACCCGCGTTATCGGTAAAGGTGAGAGTAAGAAAGTGCAGCTCAACCATAAGTGGGATGATGAAGCCTATTCCCCTAAAGATGGTCAGCGCTATCTGTGTGCTATTTGGGCAAAGATGCGTACTGCTTTTAAAGATAATAAATTAGCTGTTTACGGTATTCGCGTGGTGGAACCGCATCATGATGGCACGCCGCACTGGCATATGATGCTGTTTTGTGAGCACAGCCAGCGGGGGAAAATTATCGATATTATGCGCAGTTATGCCCTGCAAGAAGATGCTGATGAACGTGGCGCGGCAGAGAATCGCTTTGAATGTAAGCATCTGAAAAAGGGCGGAGCCGCCGGTTATATTGCTAAATATATTGCCAAGAATATTGATGGCTATGCCCTTGAGGGGCAGCGTGATCACGAGACCGGTGAACTGCTTACCCAGTCTGCCGCCGCGGTGACAGCCTGGGCCGCAACATGGCGTATCCCTCAGTTTCGCCCTTTAGGCATTCCCTCTATGGGGGCTTATCGCGAGTGTCGTCGTATTCGCTCAACCAATCTGACCAGAGCTTTTGATAAGACGGTGGAGGCTGTGCGCCATGCTGCTGATAAGGGCAATTTCTCTGGCTATATCGCAGCCCAAGGGGGAACGAATGTATCACGTTCCGAGCAGACGGTTAGAGTTGCGCGGTACGTCGCGGATGAGTTGAATGCCTATGATGAGGAGGTTAAAAAGATCATAGGTATTTATGCGCCCCATTTAGGCGCTACGCGTATATACAAGACACGCACGATCCCATGGCGCATCGTTTCGCAGTCCGTTGACGTTGAGCTTTTGACGTTAAAAAGCGCCAGTGGTGCGCCTTGGAGTCCTGTCAATAACTGTGGGTTGGTCGGAAATATTCACGATCCTAATCCTCCCAATCAGCAAGTCAAAATGAGTAGCACAGTGCTGGAGCATTCACCTAGCGTTATGATTGACTGGCTAGATATTGATGCGGTCAAAGCAATGGTGGCTCGGATTAAGCAAAAACAGCCGGGTATTCATAGGATGCAACGTAGTTATGACCCCAGTAAAAGCCATGATATTGCGTCATCGGCTCGTTTGACTCGAGAAGAACGTCAACGCATCTGTGTTATCCGCAATGATCTGCGGTTAAAAGGCATCAGTGCCCACCGTTGGGAGTTGGAATCATTAGCTCGTGGGGCAAAAATGATGTTTGGTGATACAGTTATTCAGTATCCCTCCCTACCTGACTGGCCGGGATTTGCTGATTAGCCGCCGGTTCGCCAAGTTATTTATTCTGTAGGCGTTATAAGACGAGCAATTCATTATTAATATATAACGAATTTTTCTAATTAATCGTGGGTGTCACCACCAATATATTAATTAGCTAATCATCTTTAAATACAGTCGGTTAGGTACAGTTTTAAGTTTGAATTTTGTTGACCACGTTACTTTTTCACCTAATACTGGATATAAAAACAGTCACGTAAAGAGGTAATGGTGGAAGCCACTGACACAAAACAACTTGCACTGGCACGTATTCAATTGATCGCGGATATTTCTCAAGCGGCACAGTGCAACGCATCTGAGTTTCTTATCGCTATGGCACTCATTTCTGACCTGGCTAAACAAGTTGTATCGGGTTGTGATTCAGAGGACATGTTCTATTGTGCAGAAGAGCAAGATAGGCATTGATAAGTATTATTGAGTGAACATTATTATATTATCTGCATGATTAAACCAGACCTTTATATATTTAATAATTATGAATTAGCACCCTATTTTATTCACTTTGTTAGCACAACAAAGAATGATTGCTATCAGCAACCTCTATATAGATGGGATTTTTTAATTTATTAGGTAAATATACAAGGTAGGATTTTATAGATTATTTAATAACGTATTTGGCTCACTAAGATTTTAAAATAGTTGGAATTCCGCTTTGTGATTGACTGAATAAAGCATCCATCATAGCATTTGATAGCTGTATATATATACAGTATTTTTATTGGTTTTTTTTAATTATGTCGAAGAGGAATTATTATGAGTGGTGGAGACGGTAGAGGTCATAACAGCGGAGCCAGAGGTACTGGTGGCGTGAATGGAAAATCGGGTAAAGGCGGGCCTTCGAATAATGGGCCAAGTAGCCGCGGCCCTACTGGTGGAATTAAGGGGGGCCCTACCGGTCTTGGTGGTAAAGGTAAAGGCAATAATGGTGGTGTCAATGTTGCCGTCGGTGGTTCAATGGATACCACCATTGGTGGTTATAGTGTTCATGTTGTTGGTGTTCGCTCAGTAGATTCGGGAGAAAAGGCTGGTCAAGTGGGTAACCGTGGCATTCACTGGGGCGGTGGTAACGGAAACGGTGGGGGCAATAGCGGTAACCGCAATGGGGCTGCGAGTAAAGCGGAAACAGCACGGCGGGAAGCTGAAGAAAAAGCCCTGGCCCAGGCTGAGTGGGATGCGGCGCATCCAGTGGAAGTGGCCGAGCGACAAGTCAATGAAGCTGAAGAAGTATGTAAGCGGGAACAGGACAATGTTACTCAAAAGCAAGCGGTGCGGGATAGCCTAAAAGGCACCGTGGAAGGACGACTGTTGACGGATACTGCCGCGTACCCTCTCTCTTATGGGAAGGAAGAACGCCTTTCAATCCCAGGAACGAATGGTTTTTCTCTTCAACTGACTTTCAGTGTTGAAAATAGAGAACAGATGGATAAGTTGCTGAAGGATGGCGGTACAGCTTACGTGCATAATGTGCTGCAATGGGGAGAGGTCAGCGCTCCCACTGAAAGCGGATTGATAGTAGGCAACGGCATCAAAACAGCTACGGCAGCCGAATATGAAAATCTCCGTCAGCGGGTTCTTAATCGGCAGAATGAAATAACCTCAGCTCAGACAGCGTTTAATATAGCAATAGAAAGTCGTCATCAGGCAGAGCAAAGAAAAAAAGTCACAGAAACCCATCTAAATGCTGTTCGCCAACAAGTGGCGGCAGATAAAAAAGCGCAAGAGGAAATTGATGCGGTTAAAGATGCAGTTAAATTTACTGCTGATTTTTATAAAGAGTTAACCAGTAAATATGGTGATAACGCATCTAAAATTGCACAAGAGCTGGCCGATACCGCAAAAGGTAAACAGATCCGTAATGTTGATGAAGCGCTCAAGGCATTTGATCAGTATAAAAATGTGCTTAACAAAAAGTTCAGTGCAAAAGACCGAGAGGCGATTGCGAAGGCGCTGGAATCTGTTGACCGTGGCATGATGGCGAAGAATCTGGCTAAGTTCAGTAAAGCATTAGGGGTTACAAGTAAGGTTATTGATGGGATAGATATAGTTGTAGAATTTAAAAAAGCAGTTAGAACTGATATTTGGCGACCTTTCTTTGTTAAGTTAGAAACACTGGCTGCTGGAGCAGGGGCTAGCTGGTTAGTGGCTTTTGCTTTTGCTGTATTAACTGCCACGCCTTTAGGCATTGTAGGCTTTGGTTTCCTCATTGCTATTGTCGGTTTTTTAATTAACGATGAGCTGATCGAGAAAATAAATAAGGATGTATTAGGAGTCTAACCAACTATTATATGCCCTATCGAGAGATAGGGTTTTTCTTTATATTTAAATAGATTAAATATGAAAGTCCAAATGGAATGGAAAAAATAAAACAGAAAAAATAATACATTGCATATAGTCCACTTTTCCCAGCGGTCTCAGTAAATATCCCTTTGCACCAAAATTCCTTTGTAGTATAAAAAATGGCTATTCTTTCAATTAGTTTCTTTGAAAACGGGTATAGTAATGTACTTATGATTAATAGAGTCCAAACCATAACTAGATTACTTTCTAGCCAGGTATTACTTTGCCATAAAAAAACACACAGGAAAAACATCCCCCAACCTACATTATTTATATAATATTTCTTATCCATGAAAACACCTCCCTGATTGTTATCAACATCATAATAATGCATTAAATTGAAAACTGATAGAGTAATTTTTAATTAGCTTTCTAACTTAAATTATATTATTTCCATTTAGGGATTGACTATCCTCTTGCTGTTTTCTGCAATTAACTACATATCAATGTGGGGTTAATATTGCCCTGACTAACCAGTGTTCCCGACAGTTGGATAATTTATCAAAAAGATAGGATCATCTCCCAACTGTATCTCAACTTATGTTGAGCAACAGCGCTGATGCTGTTTCTAGTCTTGCCTGTATAGCATGCATGATTTCGCATGATGATCCCCTACCCTATTTTAGCTGTTGGCATCAAAGCTGGCTTGGGTCTCGACAAGTCATGCAACTGCATGAAAACCGCCCCATGAAGAGCCTAGGCGTGGCGGGGATAGCATTCGCGCAACTGGGTTTGGGACAGGTTTACGTTGCTTGTCAGAGCCTCGCAGTGACATTTTTACAATATGAGTGCTGGGATCCACTCAGGGATGCATCAAAGGCGCTGGAGGGTTTACCTCCATCAGCCCAGGGCTAATGGATATCACGATGAAAATTAAAGGCCACGCTGCCACCATTACTTTTGATATTGAGCTGAAAATGTTCCGAGGTGAGTTTATGGGCCTGAATAGCGGTGCTGATTTCTATGCTTACAGTGTGGTAGCGTTGAAAAAGAGGGGGAATATCTCTGGCGGTGTTTTTGGATGAATTTAGAAGAGATGTCATCGAACCAGACAAATTATAAAGCTTTAAAGTTACAGAGAGGCCGACAACAAAGCACTACCAGCACGCTTACTGTTACCTCCCAAACTACGAGTCACTCAATCAATAATTTGCGCAATGAACATGTAAACATGGTTACGAAGAGATATTCTTGAGCAAAATATTAGCTAGTCAGTCAAATTAAATGATTAGCTAATAATGGTTAGAGTAGTGATTTTAAATAATGTCTAATTTTTACTTTCCTTCTCCAACCTAAAAATAGAGTCGGCCAATCTCGTTCCTGTCGAAACCAACTTGGATAAAACTCTTAATTGCTCTTTGGTTGATAACGAAGTGGATTTCCTCGGATAATTTATTGTATGATCTATTTCCCCCCAAATTTCTTCGAAGAGAGTCCTTACTTGTATTTCGCATTTTACTTTTTCATCATTTGGCGGACGAATAACATAATGAATACTCGTATAATAACTCTCTTTTATTTCTACTTTTAAATTTAGATCTTCAAAAAAACGCTGAGATTCTGGATCCCATGAGTATGCCACAGGATGTTCATTTAGTACCCAGTCCCCATTGTCAACTTTACTCATTATAAAGTCATGTATAATGGAAAGTTGATCTTGATATAAATGCAGGATTCTAACACCTGCCAAATCAGTTATTTTATAAAATAGATTTTCTGTAGTGACCGGATTTTTAACATCCCATTTTCTTAAGAGTTTTTCCTTAAGATGATTTTCATTTTTAAGTCTACTTTTAATACTATGGACAACAGGACTTCCATATTCATTAAGTCTTGGATCTAATGAAAATGTCGACACAACTCCTCTAATAAAAATATCAAAAATGTGTTTATGGTTTTTATATTGTTCCACAACATCATCAATGACTGCACTATTGTCCATATCAATCTCCCAATAGATTAATGCGTTTAATTAAGTCATCACAAAAATTCTGATAAGCTGCTTTAGTTTCTCCATATTTTTTACTCGCACCTCTTAAAGTATTTGCATGCTCTTTATCAACATTATTCGGTAATAAATCAGGGATTTTCCACATTGGAAGATGATAGTATTGGGCCATGGATGGGAAGGTATTATGCGTTAACATAATTGAATCACCACCTATAGGCTTTGCTAATAGTTTATCACTTAAATGTTCCCTGAGGTTTTTCCCAATATTCTCTTTTATTGTTCTAGGTATTTGCTTAGCATAATTATAATGGGCTTCAGCTAAGTTCCATTCGTTTTTTGAATTAGTATATTTCTTAGCGTTATAAATTGTATACCCAAGGAAAGTAACATATCTTTTTGGAAAATACTTCCTTTTATCACTAGATATTAATTTATAAATCACATCAAATTCACTCTTCCATGAAGCTAACGCTTTACCAATATTTTTAATTCCATATAAAGAAAAAAGATCAGGTAAGGCAGGCACAAAGAAACCATCAACTGTTGATATTACAGACTTATTTAAAGCACCAAGACTTGGAGACGTATCAACAATTACATAATCATAATTATACTTTTCAGAGTATAACTCGGCAATCTCTCTAATTTTAGTTATTGTTCTTAACGCTAACGGCTCACCTCTATATAAATCAGTCCAGCGCCCTGCTATCTTTTCTTCAAATAGATGAAGTGTTAGTCTTCCGGGTATTATATCCAAACTATTACTAAGACTATATGGTGGAGGTAAAACCCCTAATTCACCAGTTCCTTCCTCTGTTGGCTTTACTAAATAATGTAGACTCCTAGTCGTATTATTCAAATCGAAGAATTCTTTTTCTGTTAGTTTTTTCTTTTCTGACTCAAAACCTTCATCAATAAAAAGGTCTTCCTTTTCCCATATTTTATGTATTATCTCTTCTTTAATTGAATATATAGTAAGATTGCATTGAGGGTCAGCATCTATCATCAAAACTTTATGTCCTAACTCAGATAACGCATTACCTAAGTGGTAAGCCAGTGTTGTTTTACCCACCCCGCCTTTATTATTAAAAACTGATAAAACCTTCATTCATGCTTCCTTAATAATTAACAGATGCTAAGAAATTTAATTTCAAAAATTTTAATGTAAAGTAAGAATACATCTAGAATGTTCCAATGACAATATTTATAAACATTTCAATATGCTATTAGTATTAGACTAAACAATACCCCCGAAACCCCACCACCTCCTCCCCTACCCACCCATTCACCTCTTTCAGGCGTTCTTGCAAGGCGGTGAGTTCATTCCTGACAAATACCTGGCTGGCTTTTTCTATGTCACCAAAGCCACCAGTGTTGTTGGGGATAATGCCCATCATCTGTGGTGGTACCCGGTGGACACTGAGCAAGTCATCGCGGGTGGCGTTTTTGATATTGAAAAAGTCATCTTTGGTGGCGACTTCGCTCAACGGTAAAATCTGGATACCGTCTTTTTTGCCATTAGGTGCATACATAAACAGGTTGCGGAAGTTGCCTAACCCTTTGGTGTCGCGCATCGCTTTACGCATCGCCTCAATATCGCTGCTGCTTTGCGCGGCGTCGGTCATATACAGAATATAGCCCGCGTGAGCGCCGTTCTGGTAATACTTGCGGCGAAATAGCGTGGCCGCTTCATTGAGCCAGGCAGAATTTAAGCCGCTGAGGTATTCCGGCAAGCCATAAAGCTCCTGATTGATATCCGGCTCTATCAGATGAAACACCGTACCAGCCGTAAACTGATGATCGACTTTGCCATTCTGCACAAACCAGTAGCAACCTTTCTGCACGCCCCGGCGGGTATATTTCGCCGGGCTGGGATCAAGGCGTAACGGTTCACCCAGTTGATTGTGGCGTAACTCCAGAAAGGCGTTACCGAACACCAGATAATCCAGCGCATAGCGGCTAAATGCCTGTTGGCTAAGCATCGGATGAGGAATAAAGGTACTCGCCAGAATATTGCGTTTAACGTACAGCGGTGAACTGTGATGCACGGCAGCCCTGAAGCTGCGCGCTAACCCATCAAAACTGATTGGCGGTTCATACCATTTGCCATTCCCATTGCACTCGATGTAATCCAGAATCTCCCGTTTATCCAACACCGCCGAGGGTTCACCAAACGTGAACGCCTCCAGCGGTTGTTGTTGATGGATGGCATGCGGCTTTAATCCCTTGCGGCCCTTGCGTTTACTCATGCATTAAACTCCAAAATATTCGGGCTATGGCTGCCATTAAAGGCGGTTAAAGGTTCATTGAGCAGCGCGTGCATAATCGCCCAGGCCACATCGGCGTGGCTGGCTTCTTCACTGCGACTGGCGGCATAAGTTGAGCGCGCCCCGCTGGCAGTCATGGTCTTGCGAATGGCCATAAAGGATTGGGTGATATCGGTGTGGCCAGTGTCATATTCCAACCGGCCGCTATTAATGGTGTGTTTGGCTTTCAGCACCATGGCAGTTTTGATTTCAGGGGTGTATTTGATTTCCCTTGCGGCCGGGAAGAACTGGCGCACCAACTGGAAAACACCCTGTCCGACAGTAGTCGCATCAATACCGATGTATTCCACACAGTACTTTTGCGTTAACTCTTCAATATGTTTGGCCTGCGCTGCAAAATCCATCCCTTTCCACTGGTGACGTTCCAGCACGCGAAACTTGCCACCGGGAACCAATGGCGGTGCAATCACTGCGCAACCGGCGCTGTCACCGCCGTTGGCCTCTGACGGATCGTAGCCAATCCACACTGGCCGATAACCAAACGGCCGCAACGAATACGGGTTGTAATCCTCCCACTCTTCCAGACTGTCCACCATGCAGGCTTGCAACTCGGCGAACGGAAACACCGAGGCCTGGTCATCAACAAACTCGCACATCAACAGGTTTTGATATTCTGACGGGCTGTATTCCAACGCCAGTTGGTCGAGGTCGAACAGGTTGCAACCGCCCGTCTTCTTCAAACCGTTAATCCAGCGGATAGAGACTTCAGTACCGTTGCCATGGTCCACTTTCTCTTCGTTGTAACCGAAGAAACCGCCACCATCGCCAGTACCGTAAGCGTTAGCCAGTGCCTGACCGCCCAGCAGCATAGCGCGGTCAATGGTGGTGCCGGTGGTGATAATCTTGGTGGAGGCCGCCAAGTCATTATTGGATACCAGCACCTTAGAACCCGAATTAAAGCGAACGGGGGTACCGCCATATTTCCGCACCAGCACGTTACGCCACATGGCACATTCGCCTTTGAATAGCGGGTGATCGAAGCCCTTAGAACGCTGCACAGCGCGGGTCATCATTGCTTGCCAGTCTTTACCGGACGTCGAGGTATACCAGTCATTCCACTGGCGCGGTGTCACGTACAGCACAAAGTACGGATCCTCATTAGCCAGCTCATCCTTAGACATACGGATGGGCTGTAGCGGGTGAGCCATTTCATCAAGGAACAAGGCAATGTTATCGACAGTGGCCAGCGTGAACAGGTCCGCTGCATCCAATGTTTCCATTGAAGTTGCATCACCAGAATAGAAATGGCGGTCATAGGTTGGCGGCAACACATCGTTAATCATGATCTTGCCAAATTCACCGTGATCCGCCAGCGGCACAATGGTGTCATCGGCCATGTAATCACCACGCGCACCAGCCAGATGGAAGGTCGCTGACTGATCCTGCACATCGTTGAAGTAAGTCCCCAGCAAGGTGCGGGCGGTCTTATTCAGGTTGTGTTTGAAACGCTGCTCAGACATCTTCCCACCAGCATCAACCAGATGGCGACCTTGGTTAATCTTCAGTGAGAAATCCGCAAATGCCAGATTTTCACCGCGACCAGCCAATTTCTCATCGCCCATAGTGGGACGCTTAGACAGTTTGTGCACGATCTGCATATCTACTTCATCACCCTTCTGCTTTTGCAGATCAGTGATACGCACAACCGGCGCATTGTGGCTGGTTTGAGTAGTACCTTTCTTATCAGGATTGACCGACTTCGGCGCTTCCTGTTGTTCGGTTAACACGTTAACAAATGAGCGGTTACGGTTTGCAGCCGTGAACAGCGCTACCTGCATCAGCTTATTCGCTTGGGCAGAGGTGATAGTGGTCATAGATACTCCATAAATAAAAAACCCGCCGATGCGGGTTGAGGTTTAAGTCAGTAAGGTGTTTAGATTGCCTGCTCTAACAACGCTTCAATCTGGGCATCAGTCATCCCGGCAAACATTGCCTGTAACTGATCCGGAGAAGCATTAGCGGCCTGCTCCAAGGGCGAAGCTGTATGAGTTGTTGTTACGCCAAGATCTGATGGTGAGCCAGGGACTTGAGTCGCCGCAGTTGCAGCGGCCAGTTTCTCGGCTGCAATCCGTTGCACATCTGCGGTGGTCTGCGTGGCCGCAGTGGTGGTGGTCGTAGCCTGCTCTTGTTGAACCGGTTCGACCGATTCACCGTAGGCAGCCTTGGTGCGTTTCGCTACTTCCGCAAAGCGCTCAGTTAAAGACTTGTCTTTCCATGCAGGGTCATTTTGCAGATTAGTATCAATGTGTACCGCCAGTGTGAAGCGGTCAGGGTCTTGATCCTGCCATGACTTCAAATCAGGTACGGCATTCATGGCATCTGCAACTGGATTACCACTCGGCTGATTAGCTGCTTGTGCTGGCTGGCCTTGTTGCAGGTAATCGATTTTCTGCACCACGGTGTCCAGCACTACCGCCATCTCAGGAAAGTTTTCACGGATGAAATTGATTTGCTCAGGGGTAACCTGTGCTTTTTCAGGTAAGGGAACGGGCTGCATACCAGCAGAGTTGATTTGTCGCGTTAACGCTGCCAGTTGGCGTTTCGCTTCAGCTAACTCCGTTGCCGTTTGCTGATTGGTGCCTGCTAAGCGCTGTTTTTCTGTCCGCTCGGCCACCAGCACGTCATAAGGAATAACATGCTGACCGTCTTTGCTGAGTTTATTAATACTTATGTCGATGAGGGTAAAAGCTCTATGGCTCTCAACTTACGTTCTGTTTTATCTGATGTTTTTAGGGAAGCCATTGCTGATGGGTTAATTAGCAGCAACCCAGTGGAAGCAACACGCACACCTTCGCCAAAAGTTAAGCGAGAACGGCTCGATTATACCGCCTTTTGTAAAATTCATAAGGCTGCCAGCCAACAGAAAAACTGGGTTCAACTCAGCATGGCACTGGCGCTTATTACCGGCCAGCGCCGTGATGATGTACGGCAATTAAAAAGAAGCGATGTTCATGATGGCAAACTTTTGGTAATACAGGGTAAGACCGGCAATCAAATTGCAGTATCACTCTCACTACGGCTGGAAATAATGAATGCTACAGTTGGGGATATTATAGAAAAGTGCCTGAATGACAGTAAAAGTGAATATCTCATTAGCTCATCCAATAAAAGTTCAGGCAGAGAACCGGGAACTTTGAATGCAGACTCGCTTACCAAAGCATTTGTTAAAGCATTGAAGGCTACCGATCTGGTTTATGAAATATCCCCTCCCAGCTTTCACGAGATCCGCAGCCTGGCATCGCGTCTTTATGAAGCAGAATACGGTAAGGAATTTGCACAGAAATTGCTTGGACACAAATCGATGAAAATGACGAATGTATACCTGGATTCACGTAAAAATGAGTGGGTTGAGATTTAGGCCGAGTATAGGATTTCGGGGAAATTTCGGGGGATTTCGGGATAAACAGAAAAACACCATTAAAATCAACAAGTTAAAAAGAGACCGAATACGATTCCTAATTTCGCAAGAGGATGATAAAACCTGAATATAATCAAATGGTTAAATATAGATATCGATTATTTTTTGTTCGGATAAATGTTATTTTTCATACACAAAAAATCAAATAGTTATCATTATTTTCGGATGAATTCGGACAAGTTTCGAACATAAATATCATGCCATATCATTTCCAACGCGCCCCACCTATTGACGCCCCCAAACATCTGGGGCTATATTCCCCACGCAGCCGCAAAATCGGCTGTCGGGATTGGCGTCCCGGATAGTAACCGCGACAAATACACGCCGCGAGCGTGTTTTTTATTGTCGTAAGCATGGTCACATCTCAATGGTGGACTGTGTGGGGGCGGAGAAATCCGCGCCGGTGGTTACCCGGTTACGCCAACCCCGCACAGTTCACCACCCAACGATTGGCGTCGTAGGTGGTGAGTAAAATGTAACCATCAGAGGGCGTCATAATGACAAACTTACCCCACGACTATTACGTCAACCTTGTAAAAATCCTTCTCAAAAAATCCTCATATTGCTGATCGTTTCCGTCTGGCCGAAGTTATAGAGCGCGAGGCAATGCGTATCGCCAGCCATGATCAGGCCGTATCTAACGCCAAAACATCTCTTGTCACCAAAGTAGTGATGGGAGGTGCAAAATGAACAGCATTGATACACTGAAACCAATCCTACATAACCAAATTCCCGTTATTACAACTGAGTTATTGGCACAACTGTATGGCACCGATGTTTCGAACATCAAGATGAACCACTCCAGAAACCAAACTCGTTTTGAGGACGGAAAACATTACTTCAAGCTAGTTGGTGATGAGCTAAGAACTTTCAAGCACAAGGTAACTGAAAGTTACTTAGTCGCAACCAGAGCAAAACACCTCATCCTCTGGACAGAACGCGGTGCTGCCCGTCATGCCAAAATGCTTGAAACCGATCAGGCGTGGGAAGTGTTCGAAAAACTGGAGGACTGCTACTTTAGCCAAAACAAAGAGCATCGATCACCCTCCCCGCAACAAATTCCCAATCGTTTGAATTATTCCTTTCTCACCACAGTAAGAGATGGAAAAGTTGTTAGCGTACGAATGCCTAGAGCGGATGAATGTTTTCTTTCATTCGAGACATTCAAAGAGTGCGCTGAAAGGGCTGGCTATCTGGTTATTCATAGCGAAGATATGATGAAAATGACGCTAGACCAATTTTTAAAGCTCAGTAGAAACAACAGAAATCAACCGACGTTAAAATAA